GATTTCTACTAATAACTTTTTTAGGATAAGGAAAATTAAGATTAAATCCAGCTCCAGTCCTAGACTGATCTTCTAAGATCTCTGGATCAATAGGAACAGTTTTATTTAAATCATTTAATTTTTTATTCTCTAAATTAAATTCTGCTAGAAGACCAGGACTTGTATCAATACCTATACCAGTAGGATCATTTCCGGCGCTAAATCGATCTTGACTTCTTTTAAGCTCTGAGGCATAGTAACTAGGATTACCAGTTATTTCGCCTTTATCATTTCTAGGAGCATCTTTGTTAAGATCAGCTCTTATTTCTTCTAGCGTTTCACCTTCTTTTAATCTTCTGTTAATATCTTTACGTTGTTGAGCTAATATTTCTTCTTCACCTGCGTTGGCTTCTACTGTAGAAGAAAGTAAAAAAGCTGAACCCAATGCCGCTCCTGCAATTGCTGATAATCCACCAGCAGAGGATACTGCTCGTATACCTAATCCAGCAGCGGAAGTGACAATTTTTTTTACAATTTCTACTAAAAGCGGTGCTACAGTCGCAACACTTCTTACAATTTCTGCCAAAAGAGGCGCTAGTCTAGCAAGCCCTCCTATACCTAAAATGTCTTTTAATATTTTACCAAAATTACCAATATCAAAAAGTAAATCTTTAAACTTAGTAAATAATGGTAATAAGCCTGCTAATAAAGCAATTATTGGCGCTAGAAATCCTCCGCCCTCTTTTTTCTCTTCATTACCTTTACCCTTACCGGTCAAATTTAATAATGCTTCTAAAGAATCTTGCTGTACTTGTAAAATACTTTTTAATGTTCTATTAGTAGTTTTATTTTCTTTTAAAGTATCTTTACTAACAAACAAACCTTCAGTCATTGTATCATTAATTTTAGATATAAATCCAACTAATGAACTTATTGAATTGTTCATTAAGTCTATGCCTCTAGACATATTATTAATGCCGTTTTCTAATAACTGGTTGCTAGCCATTATCCCATCACCTCTGCCTCCGCTTATACCAACATTGGGTTGGTATAAGCCACCTAAACCAGAACGATTTAATTCTTCAGAAATAGGCTTAGTTATGAGAGTATTAACTATACCTCTACCTAAACCTAAAGCACCTCCTCCAATAGCACCTGCAACAGCTCCAACTGGCCCTGATGAAATACCGCGTGCTATACTTGCTAGATTTGCCATTATTAGCTTTCTTTATTTTGTTTGTTTTCTTGCTCTTTTAAATAACTTGATAGTAATTCAACATAAAGATCACGCTCGAAAGGGTACATAGATTCAATATCATTTAAACTATATTTATGATGTTGCATTAAAGCAAAGTTAGTTTTATACAGCACCGACATACTCATATAGCCGGTGCTTATATAAAAAAATCTGATAATCCTTTTAGCTTAACACTTTTTTCATTACCGAGAGAGTTAGTATATTTAACATCATATTCTAATGTAGGTGCATCTTCAAAAAATTCTTGAATCTTTTTAAATGCATCTAATGAGAGATCATTTATAAAATTAATAGCCTCTTCTTCAGTAAAATCTTTTCTTGTATAAACATTATTATCATCAAATATAGTCTCAATACATCCTGCATATACTTTAAATGTAATCTCAGCTAAAGTTTTTTCATTAACATCTTTGTTTATTTTTTCTAAAACTTTAATATTTTTATAGCTTGGATACGTTAATATTACACCTGCAACATTAGATAGCATAATTTTATTATCTTTAAATTTTTCTCTATCTACTTTTATATCATCAAGATTAATCTGTATATTATAATCTTTTTCATCTTCTTTGTCTTTAATTGTGATTTCAATAACGTTGTTAATTGATTTTGCTCTTAATTGAATAAAGATATATTCAATATCAATCATTGCACAATCATCAACTATAAACTGCTCATCCATAACACAATTAATTATAATTTGTCTTATTGAATTAAATATTTCTTTTACATCTTTTGATGAGTTAGCTATTAAAAGAAGTTTTTCTTCTTTAACAGTAAAAGGTCTAATTTTAATTTCTATATTATTAGAAGGTAAAGTAATAAAAAACGTTGGATGTTCTATTTTTGGTAAAGCCATAATAACCTCATAAAATTAACGAAAATTTAATAACGGAACAGCAAAATTATCTACTGTGTTAATAATGTTTTGAATTTGAGTAGGAAACCCTATATTAGAGAATGTATAAGCAGCTGCTACTCTAGGATCAATATATAGTAATTCAGCTGCAGTTAAGAACGATAGTGAGCTATATGGAGTTGTTGAACCATAATCAAATGCCTCTGTAGTAAAATATTTGTAGTTTAAAAATACTGGTAATCTTAAAATTTCTGTTCTATCCCAATCAACCGCTACATTACTAATAGAAGCCGGGAAAGCATTATATAATGTGTACTTTAAAATTTCATCTCCAGCTGAATTAAAATGATATAGATCTACTGTAGTTTCAAAATCATCTGGATAACCAAATTCATTTATTTTTAATTGATTATATGAATTATTAGGACTCATAGCAGTATTTAAATTGTTTATATTCTGCATCCATTTTTGAAAAAAGTTAAATACTAAACCTCTACCATCTACCATAAAACTTAAATTAATTTGATTAAATGAAATATCTGTTGGTCTTTTCTCAATTATACCAATACCCTGTCTTCTATTATTACTGGTTGTAACTGATATACCAGGCAATTCTGCTGAAGAGCATAAGAATGGCAAGACATTTTTAGTATCACTAGTTTGAGTATCACTGCTGCTTAAAGCCCATTTAGGAGCTCTAATTACTACAAAAAAATGTGATGAAAATAATAAGCCACCTTGACCTGTAACCGTAGATCTAATTTCGTTTATATTAAACATTAACTTACCATTCTAGTTGTTTCTAAGTGTACTTTATTTAGGGGCGCTTTAACAAAATCTTCCGTTGGAAGAAATAAAGCTATATCCCATTGATCTGCTGGTACTAGTGTAAATTTAGATTTTACTTGTTTATAGAGATATCTTTTTAAACAAGCTTTAAATCCTTTAAATCTAGAAGATCCTTTTAATATATTATAAGAAATAGATAGTCTAGAGCTCTCAGTAATATTTTTATCAGCTAATCCATACAATGCATCCATTAATTGAGCACGTAAAGGCTGTGCTAAGTAATGAAGATTAAGTCCTATAAATCCAGTAGCGTTTGCATCAATTGGAAAAACTAGAGGAAACCTATCATAATAAGGAAGTTTATTTTTAGTTTTAGGATCGTAAAAAAACATAAGCATCATACCAGGGAGCACTTTAGATACTTGTCCGGTTTCAGTTAATGTATTTCTATTAACTCCTGTTACATCTCGAGCTTTATTTCTATACCAATCTCGAGATAATTGTTCTTTAGCAGGCATTATACCTCTAGAGATGCCTTGATTTAATAAATCTGTTAATATAGATGCCATTAAATAATTCCTAAATGTTTTTCTGTCATAAGAGTAAAAGTCCAGTTTCTATCTTTACAATATTCAATTGCAGCTTTCCATTTTGCTTGATTTATACCCCAAGTCATAACCTCATTTATATACTGTTTATTTTTTTTAACTTTTACTTCAGGTTGTCTTGTTTGTTTATCAGGTTTTACTTCTATTATAATAGTACTAATCTTTCCGTTTTTATCTCTCTTACGAACTACAAAATCAGGAAAATATCTATGAAACTTTCCATCTATAGGAGACTTGTATGGTATAATTATTTCTTCACTCGACCACTGAATAATATCTGGATGATCATCTAAATATCTCATAAGTTTAAGTTCCCACAAACTCCTATATGTAACGTTTGTAGGATCACCTTTATACTTAGTAGGATTTTTAGGTTTAAATTTACCTTTATAGGACATCTTTAATTCATTATAAATAGAATAATAACAATTATTTAGGTAAAAAAATGCCCGATCTAAACTCTCCTAATAGGCCAGGTAGCAGCTCATCTTCTATAAGTGGGTATAT